CTCGTTTTGGCTAGGCGAGAAAAGCACCGGCGACCCGGCCCTCGCGGCCATCTTCGGGTCTCGGGCCTCCACTGCGGGCGTGAACGTGAGCCAGTGGACGGCGCTGAACTACTCGGCGGTCTTCGCGGCCGTCAACTGCATTGCCGGCGCTATCGCCTCGCTCCCGCTCTTCCTGTACGAGCGTCTCCCGAATGGGGGCAAGGATCACGCGCTCGATGATCGCCTCTATTGGCTTCTGCACAGCGAGTGGAATCAGGAGATGTCCTCGATGATCGCGCGCGAGACGATGACCGCGCACGCGCTCACCTGGGGGAACGCGTACGCAGAAATCGAGTGGTCGGCGGGCGGAGACCCGCTCGCGATCTGGCCGCTGACGCCTGAGCGCGTGCAACCCCACCGCCCGGTCCCGCGCGGCCCGCTCGTCTACACCGTGATTCAGGAGGACGGGTCCCAGGTGGATCTGCGGCAGGAGGACATGATCCACGTGCCCGGCCTGGGCTACGACGGGATTGTCGGCTACTCGGTCATCGGCCTCGCGCGCGACAGCATCGGCCTCGGCCTCGCGACCGAAAAATTCGGCGGGTCATTCTTCGGCCGCGGCGGCTGGCCTGGCATGGTCGCCCAGCACCCTGGGCGTCTGACCGAGGGCGCACACGAGCGCCTAAAGAATTCCATCAACGAGGCGCTCGTGCCGGGCAACGCGCGCAACCTGCTGCTCGTGGAAGAAGGCATCAAGATCGAGAAGGTCGGCATCCCGCCCGAGGACGCGCAGTTCCTGCAGACGCGCGAGTTTCAGATCACCGAGATCGCACGCTGGTTCAATATTCCACCCCACAAGTTGCGCGATCTCTCGCGGGCGACCTTCAGCAACATCGAGCAACAGCAGACCGAGTTTGTGGTCGACACGTTGCGGCCCTGGCTCGTGCGCTGGGAGCAGGAGTTGACGCGCAAGCTGCTGGGCCCGACCGTGCGGCGCCGACGCCAGGCCATCGAACATGTCGTGGACGGCCTGCAGCGCGGGGAACATCTGCCGCGCTTTCAAGGCTACGCGATCGCACGTCAGTGGGGCTGGATGAGTGTCGACGAGATTCGCGCGCTGGAGAACCTGAACCCGCTCCCGAATGGTGCCGGCGAGACCTACCTCACGCCCGCGAACATGCTGCCGGCCGACCAGGTCGATCAGGCCTCGCCGGACGCGCCCGCGCCGGCCATCACGGCGGCGGCCGAACCGCCGAGCGAGCGCACCCTCGACCAGACGGCCGCGGCCATGGCGGCGCGCCAGGCCTTCCTCGTCACGGCGGAACGCGCGCTCTTCGTCGAGGTCATCGGGCGCCAGGTTCGACGCGAGAGCGCGGCGATCCGCAAGGCCCTCGGCCAGGCCACCGACCTGGCGGCCTGGGCGGAAACCTTTTACCCGCGCCATGCGGCCATCTTCTGCGAGGCCCTGGTGCCGGCCGTCCGCTTTCACCAGGTGGCCGCGCCTGACGAGTTGCCGGCGCCCGAGCGGGCGCGCGCGATGGTGGAGGCCTACGTCGAGGTCTCGCGGGCGGACCTGGCGCGCGTCCTGGCCGCGGCCGGCGAAGGACCGGTGGACCGCGACCTGGTGGAGGCGATGCTGACGCGGTGGGAGATTGAGCGGCCGGGCATCCTGGCGGACGCGGTCATGGCGGAAACGCTGACGCGCGCAATGGCTGAATGATCTGCGCGCCCTTCCCCTATTTCGGCGGCAAGCGGACGATCGCCGCGACCGTCTGGAGTCGGTTGGGGACGCCGACGCAATACATCGAACCCTTCTGCGGGTCGGCGGCGGTCCTCCTCGCGGCGCCGCGCCCGGCGTCGCTTGAAGTGATCGGCGACGCGAACGGGTTCATCGCCAACTTCTGGCGCGCGGTCAAACATGACGCCGAGGCCGTCGCGACCTGGTCCGACTATCCGGTGAGCCACGTCGACCTCGGCGGGCGCCACCAGTGGCTGATGGCGCAACGGGAACGGGTGGCCGCCGAGCTCCTCGATCCCGAGTGGCCGGGCGACGCGAAGGTCGCGGGTTGGTGGCTGTGGGGGCAATGCGCGTGGATTGGATCGGGTTGGTGCGACTGGAATGGCAAGGCTCCGAACGGAAACGGGAAGATCCCGGCGCTGAGCACGCTGGGGAACGGTGTCCATGCCGCGGGCCAGGTGCCGTACGTCAGCGGCGCGGGGATGGGCATCCAGGCGGCCGGGCGAGTCCCGCAATATGCCGACACCGGGAGAGGCGTGTTAGCCGCGGGCCGCATCCCGCACGCAGGCAACGCGGGCCGCGGCGTCCAGGCGCCCGGCAAGATCCGGCGCGCGCCCGAGCAACTCACGCTCTGGACATCGGCCGGCGCGACCGCCTGGTGGTGGTTGCAACAGATCGCGGTGCGGTTGGAGCGCGTGCGCGTCGTGCATGGACACTGGGACCGCTGTCTGAATGCGCACTACGGCGGCGGTGAGACGGCCTATTTCCTCGACCCGCCCTACCACGGACATGGCGGTGTCTACGGAGAAACCGGCCAGACCGTCCAGCAGGAGATTCAATCCTGGGCGCTCGCTAACGGCAGCGCGTACCGGATCGCCCTCTGTGGACTCGTCGGTGAGTACGACCTTCCGGGCTGGGAGGTAGTGGAATGGTCGCGCGGCAAGTTGACGTACAACGGTGGCGCGACGACCGAGTTGGAGACGGTGTGGTTTTCTCCGAAGTGCCTGCGCGAACAACAGGCCAGCCTATTCGATTAGGAGGCGCGCGATGACAGCATCGGTCCTGGACGGCGACGAGCGGCGCACGACACTGGCGGTACCGCGGGCGATGACCGGCGAGGACGGCGTCGCCCGGCTGATCGGGACCGCCATCGTCTTCGGAGCGCAGAGCGAAGACCTCGGCGGCTTCCGCGAAGTGATCGCGCCGGAAGCCATCAACCGGACGCTGAAGGAGGGCCTCGACGTCCGCGCCCTGATCGATCACGACCCGGCACGCATCCTCGGGCGCCAGTCGGCCGGCACGCTGCGCCTGTACGCCAAACGCACGGGCCTCGACGTCGAGGTGGACGTGCCGGACACCGGCTATGGGCGCGACCTGATCGTCTCGGTGGCCCGCGGCGATATCTCGGGCATGTCATTCGCCTTCCGGACCCTGACCGACGCCTGGGCCTGGCGCGGCGACACCGCCGTCCGGACCGTTCTCGACATGATCGTCCGCGAGGTGAGCGTGGTCGCCTTCCCCGCCTATCCCCAGACCGACCTGACGGTGGCCCGGCGCGGCCTCGACCTGTTTGCGGGGAAGGCCGGGCCGGACGGCACCAGGCCGGGCATCGAGTGGTACCGGCGCCGGCAGCGCCAAGCGGCCGCCTTTGCGCATCGAACCCATACGAGTTGACTGCGCCGGCCGGCCAGAGCTAGCGTCCGCGATCGCGGGCCTAGGCTGGCGGCCAATTTGGCGGGCGCCGACCCTTTACGGCGCACTCTCACGCCAGACCGAACAGCGCGCTAGGGTGGTCCCCTTAGCGCGTCTGGCCCTCTAGCAGCACGACTTCCGGCCGCGCCGGCCGGGCGCCTTCGCGTCCCAGCCGGCGCGGCCGACATAGCAGCGCGTGACGTCGGCGCGCGCCTTCGCGGGCGCCGGCCCACATGACGCGGGTAACCCTTGCACCGGGAACGCTCGCGCCAGAGGGCCGGCGCCCGTTTGCCTTCCGTCTGGCGACGACGGGAGGCCCAGACATGCTGCGAGACCTGATCGACAAGCGCGCCCGACTCTACGAGCAGGCCAACGGTGTCCTCCGAAAGGCCGGCGACGAAAAGCGCGAGATGACGACCGAGGAGGTCTCCCAATTCGACCTCCTCCACGAGGAGATGGACAAGCTGGGCGTCACCATCACGCGCCTGGAACGGCAGGCGACCGTCGAGGCCGAGTTGCAACGCTCGACCGGGCGCCAGGCGGACCCGGGCCGGCCCGGCGCCATGGTCCCGGCGCGCGACGATCCGCCGCGGGCCGCGCCGGTCATCGAAACGACCGAGGCCGATCGACTGGAGGCCCTCCGGACCTGGTTGCTCGCGGCGAGCGACCAGAGGCCGCGCCTGACGCAGCACCAGATCGACATCGCGCGCCGAGTGGGTTGCGACATCAACGTCCGGCAGGTGGAGTTTATCCTCCCCGACCGGGCCGTGCGCCGACTGGGCGACGCCGACCAATGGGAAACGCGACCGCCGCAAGCCACGACGCCAGGCGCGGTCGGTGGCTACACCATCCCCGACGAAACGATGCGCGCGCTCGAACGCGCGTTGCTCGAATTTGGGGGCATGAGGCAAGTGAGCACGATCATCCGCACCGACACGGGCGCGGATATGCCGATCCCGACCAATAACGACACCATGAATGAAGGGCACATTTTGGGGGAAAATTTACAAGTCGAAATTCGCGAACTGACGTTCAATCAACTCGTCCTGCAGTCCTACAAATACTCCGCGCGCATGGTGCTCGTCAGCGTGGAGTTGATGCAGGACAACGCAGTCAACCTCGCCGGCATTTTGGGCGGCATCCTCGGCGAGCGTATCGGCAGGATCACGAACAGACACTTCACCACCGGCACGGGCACCGCCGAACCGATGGGCATCCTCACCGCCGCGAGCCAGGGTGTTGTCGCGACGACCGGTGGCGCGACGAGCGCGACCTACGACAACTTCGTCGATCTCGAACATAGCGTCGACCCGGCCTATCGCACGGGCGCGCGATTCATGTTCCACGACTCGACGTTGAAGACGATCAAGAAACTCAAGGACACGACTGGGCGGCCATTGTGGGTGCCCGGGATGGCCTTCAACTCACCGGACACGATTTTCGGGTATCCCTTCACGGTCAATCAGTCGATGCCCGTGCTGGGCGCGAATGCGAAGAGCATCCTCTTCGGACAACTCACGAAGTACCTCATCCGGGATGTCCGCGGCGTCACGCTGCTCCGCCTCGACGAACGCTTCGCCGACTTCCACCAGGTCGCCTTCCTCGCCTTCGCTCGCTACGACGGTGATCTCTTGGACGCCGGCACTCACCCGGTCAAGTACTTTCAAAACTCCGCTACCTAACAGGAGGACGCGCCATGCAGTACCGAATCGATGCGGGCGGGCACGCGACGATCGAAGGCGACAAGCTGGGCGCTCTGGACGCTGCGGTGGAGGCCTTCACGAAGGCCTGCGAGGACGCGGGCGTCGTGCTGAAGATCGACGTCCAAGCGATCCCGCAGACCGAGGACGAAAACAAACAAGTCATGGAGCGCTCGCTCCAGGCCGAGCAGAAGGCCGAGCAGAAACGCAAGGAGACGGCCGACAAATTCAAGATCCCGCATTCGATGGAGACGCATCCCTCACGCGAGAACCCGAAAGAGCAACCGCGCGAGACGCACGACAAGCCACCTGAGCAGCACGAGGGCCGGGACCGGCCGCGGAGACTCTGATGCTCGTCCGGTTCCTCACGTCGATTGCCGACGTCCGGGGCTGGGCCTTCGACTATGGCGAGATGGCCGATCTCCCGGACGAGCGCGCGCAGGAATTCATTGCCCAGGGAAAGGCCGAGCTCGTCGCGCGGAACTGTCCACACTGCGGAGGCGAACTCGGCCTCGGCACCATCGAGGCCGCAGCGCTGGGCGCGCCGCCCGAGAGGGCGACGCACCAGCCGGTGAAAAAGCGCGGGTAAATGCCGCCAGCCGTCCTGCAACCGAACGCGTTTGTCACCCTGGAGCAGGCGAAGGCCGTCCTGCTCATCAGGGGAAGTGATCGCGACGACCTGTTGACCGATGCCATCAACCGCATCTCGGACTACGTTGAGAACTACTGTCAACGCGGGTTCAAGAAGCGAACGCTGACCGCCGTCCGACTGAAGGCGCAATACTCGCCGAAGCTGTATCTGCCCGTCGACCCGATCGACGTCACCGAGCCAGTTGAAGTGCAACTCGACCAGGTCGCCCTCAGCGTCTGGCGGTCGGACGAGGATGGTGATCCGGCCGAGTACGACGTCATGGTGGGCGCCGACGTCCCGGGCGAACCGACATTTTTGTGGCGCGACGATGGATGGATGGGCGCGACGGCGTTTCCGATCCGCCTCACGATCACCGCGGGCGCCGATCCCATCCGCGGCGACGTCCTCGACGCCTACTACACGATTCTCGACGTCGCTTGGCGCGAGCAATTGACGAAGACACAGGACCTCCAGCAACTGTCGGGCGCGGCGCCCTCCGGAAGCTTCACCCTGCGTGAGTCCCTGATCCCGATGAGAGCGAAGTACACCTTGGACATGTATCGCTCCGCGGGACGCGTCGGTGGCGGATTCGACGCCGTCGCGATGCGCGGTGCGGTCTTCAGCCGACCACCCGGTCCCGGCCCGAGTCCCGGCGGTGGCGCGCCAGTGGACGCGCAGTATGTCACGTTGGCCGCGGATCCGACCCTGACGAACGAGCGCGTCTTGGCGGCCGGTTCGAACATCACCCTGACCGACAACGGGCCTGGGCAAAGCCTGGTCATCGCGGCGACGGGCGGCGCCGGTGGCGGCGCGCCAGTCGACGCGCAGTACATCACGGCTGCGCCAGATCCGACATTGACGGCTGAGCGCGTGATCGCGTCGACGCCGACTGTGACCTGGGATCTGGGCTTTACCGGCGAGGCCCGCGCGGCCGTGCCGGACAACGCGATTACGTTCGCGAAGATCCAGGATGTTCCGGCGAGTCGATTACTCGGCCGTGGCGCGGCCGGCGGCGCGGGCGACCCGGAAGAGTTAACC